AGCAGCGTTGTCGTTGCGAACATGCGTGTCGGCAACGCGCGAATCCGTCACCTGCTGTTGCGCATCACGTACCCGCTGCAGGTCGATGACCTGCTGCTGCCGCAACCTCTCGATTACGGCAGCGGCCTGCACTTCGGTGGCGAGACCCCGCTTGACGGCATTGTCGGCGCTGACCACCGCCCGTTCGATCTCGCGCTGCGCCCGGATCTCGGCCGCCGCCACGGGGTCGATTGAAGAGCGCAGCCGGTCCCAGGCGGCCGCCGTGCGGGCAATGCCACCGGCTGAAGCCTGCATAACCCCTACCCCGCGCCGCTGCGCCTCGGCCAGACGCTGGTCGCGATCGTAGAGCTGGTCCACGGCCCGCTGGGCGGCCGCCATGGCGCGCACATACTCGGCCGACCCCGCGGTCGCACCCCGGGCATCGACGATCAGCTCTGTGATCTGCGTTTCGTCAGCCATCGGTTTCCAACTGCGGGGTTTGTTCCAGCTCGTCCTCGGGCGTCGCGTGGCGGGCACTGAGGAAGGCGTCGTCCAGATCCTCGAGCACGCCGATCTCCCAGGGCGCGAGGTCGATGCGGTTGAGCGAGAGAAAGGCCATCAGGTCCGGCCACTCCCAGGGCGAGAGCCCCATGCCGGCGCTGCCCTTCCGGCGCCGGAGCCGGAAGAACAGCCGCCAGAGATAGTCGAGTTCGGGCGGACGCGGGGGGCACTCCAGAAGCGCCTCGTAACGCGCCCGGCGTTCGGGCTTTCGGGCCCGCTTCACCAGGCCCTTGAGGACGTCGCCATAGGGCGTACCATCCTCGGTCGGAGTTCCTAGGACGAAGGCGCGCTCGGCGTGGTCGATGAGATCGACGCAGAGCGCTTGGTAAAATTTCCCTCTTCGGTCAGGTGATCGACCACCTGGGCATAGGCCCAACCCATTTTCGGGTGCATGAACACCATGCGGACGTTGTCGTCGCTGAACGGGATCGGATCGGGCCCGAACAGGGCACTCTTGACCGTCGACCACCCCAGCAGGCGGCTCGCCACCCAATTGACGTTGTCGAGCTTCTGCTCATCCACCGAGCGCTCGTCCGGCTTGACCTTGCGTCCGTTGACCTGCTGCGCGTGCTCCAGCGCTTCCTTCTTGAGCCGCGCCTTGCTCGATGAGGTGGAATAGGCAACAGCCTTGTCATGGCCGGGTGGCGCCAGCTGCAGCACCCAACCGGTCGGCTCGGTGGTGCCTGGCTTCAGGATCGCCAGCTCGAACAGTTCGTCCGGCAGGAAGGCGTCGATGTCCACGACGTCAGTCGATGGCTTTGTGGTCATGGTCTGTCCTCTGCAAATGAGAAAGGGCCGGGGCGGCACCCCCAGCCCTCAGGGCAAGGGCAAAGCGCCCCGGCCTTTGCATGTCGCGGCGTGCCGGCCGCGATCTTGAGGGTTCCGCTACGAAGCGTTCGACCGCTGGAACGAGATCATGGTCGGGTCATAGGCGCCGCCGCGCTCGTCCTTTCCCACCAGCTCGAGCGGGATGGAGAGCGTCTGCGTCATGCCGCCGGCTTCCATGCTCTTGGCCGACTTCTGCACCCCACCCAGCGTAAAGTTGGGCACATGGATGGAGAAGAAGTCCTCGGGCGCCGCATCCGGCTCGGCCGCCAGCACATGCAGCGATAGCACCTCCTCGCTAAGGTGCCGGGCCACCTGCTCATGGTCCTGCCGCAGCATGGTGATGTTCATCGTGATGCCCATCAGCCCGGTGAACACGTCGGGCGAATAGCGGGTGCCGGGTACGCCGAAGGTCTTTGGCGCATTGGCGCCGATGTCGAAGGTCAGGTCGAAAGCGCTGCAGTCGGCGACGTCTTCGTCGCCGAGGCGCACCGCGGCTTCGATCACCGCCAGAGGCACGGCCGAGTTTTCCGCCGGCGAGGTAAAATGCGGCGAGGCGCTGTCCTCGACGCTCTCGAACCGGCCCGTGCCCGTCCAGTTGGCATCGAACAGCAGGATGCCATCGGGCTGCATCGTGAACTTGCCAGACTGGAACACGCAGTCGGTGAACACTTCCGACGCATCGATATCGACCTCGTGATCTTCCCAGGTGAAATAGCGCTTCTGCAGCGCACCGGCCGCGGGATTGATCAGCACGCAACCTGGCCGGGTCACGGTGAAGTCGGTATCCGGCGACGCGTTCGGGGTGAGCGTCTCGGCCACGGTGATTTCGAGAGCCGTGAGTGCGGTAACCAGCAGGTTGCGGTTCATGTTGGCGGCGTCGGCAACTTCGGTCAGGCGGATGACCTGGCCGACGCGCAGCCCTTCAGTGATCCACGACCCGGCCGCCGCAACGATGGCGTGTTCGGTCACCGTGATGCTGGTCATGTCAGCCTCGGTGATGGCGAGATTGGCACTGCCCCAGGTGCCGCGCATGATCGCTTCGATCACGTCGTCATAGGCGCCGATGGCCAGCTGCCCGCCTTCGCTGCCGGTGGCCCCTTGCGAGCCGTGGCGGCCACGCGAGCGCATGCCGTCGCGCCGCACCTCACCGCTGGCTGTGACCGCCTTGGTGAGCGCACCGCTGCCGCCGGTACCGGTCGAGCGGAAGATCTTGGCAGCCGCGCCGCTGGCCTGCGAGCCGAGAGCCGACTGCACCTTGTAGGCGGAATAGCGGTTCGAATTGCTCTGGAACACCATGTGAGCAGCTCCTCGATGAGAAAAGTGTGTTGAAGGGCGCCCGCTAGGTGCGAGCCGCTATGCGATACGACCGCGAAACAGAGATCCCAGCGAGTCGCGAGCTCCTATGCGAGGCGACCGCGAAACGAAACTCAGGCCCGGTGCCAGTACTCGAAGGGGATGCGGCAGGTGCGCCGGAAGTAGACACCCTCTTCGTCGGCCGCGCCGTCATCGTCTTCGTCGGTGCTGGGCGCCCAGGTCCGCACGTAGCAGCCCGGCGTCACATCGTCGTAGAGCACCTTGGCCCGAAACAGCTCGCCGGCGGTGTCCGCCAGTTCGGTTGCCCGGTCTTCGCCCTCGCCCTTGGGGACGAAGACGTGCAGCTGGATCAGCCTGTCGTAGTACCAGACGCTGTTGCCGGGTTTGCCGGCAGCGTAGATGCGGCTGCCGCTGCCGACGATCTCGAAGAACAGCCAGGGCAGCGGTTGCCCGTCCTCGCCCTTCGGCCTATCCGTGCTGCCGTTCTTGAACAGCACCGGTGTCGTCGTCCAGAGACCCGCAAAATAGGTCCTGACCGCCGCCTTTGCCCCGGCATAGCTCGCCATCTCAGCGGCTCCGGATGATCAGCGCCGGGAAGCGCACGTTGGACCTGTTGTGCGCCGTCGCCCCGCCCCCGCGAGCCGCCGCGCCGCCCCAGTACCAGGGTTGACCGGCAGAGGGTTGCGCCATCTGGTCGATTTGCCGCGACTCGATCACGGCTCGATACGTGAACCGTATCTCGGCGATGTTGCCGAACCGCCGCTTCAGCCGTCGCTCCGCCTGCTGGTAGACCTGGGCACTTCCCGGCACCCTCAGTCTCATGGCCGGAATCTCGATCTTGCGCGCATAGGGCACGGTGTTGGTGATCGAGATCTCCTGCCCGGGCTTCCAGCCCGCCAGGTTGGCTGCCGGCGCGCCGTCGATGAACAGCATGTGGCTGGCGCGATACTCGCCCGAGAGCACCGGCGAGAGCGAGAACAGCACCTCGAACGCGTACTGGACCACCTGCGCCAGGCGCACGTAGTCGTAGACGATGATGCCGAACGGCCGCACGGACTCTTCGGGCACGCCCTCGCGCCCATCGACATGCCGCACGAAGGCATTGGGCCGCGGATTGGCCGTCATGATCCTGCCGTGCTCGCGACGCGCAATCCGCGCATGCGTTGCCGTCAGTTGCTCTATCGTCGCCTGCGCCGCCACGGCGATCGAGCGGCTCGCACCCACCAGCCGGACCATCAGGGCCCACCCCCGCGCACCTGCAGCTCATAGGCGACGAGACGGCCCTGCACCCGGCGCGTGTTGCCGTCGGCCTTCTCGATATTGAGTTCCCGGCCGGCAAACACCACCTTGTCGCCCTGCACCACCGGCAGCGGAAACTGCACGGCGATGAGGTCGCTCACCATCACGATCAGCCTCTGGTCGCCCTGCTTGACCGATCCAACGATCGCCGCCGGGTCATAGTCGACAATCCGCGCATGGCAGTCCCAGTCGAAGAACGGCCGGTGCGGTCCCGCCCCCGAATAGCGACGGATATTGATCGCGTCGAACCGGCCGAGCGCCCGCCGATAGGCTGCGTCGACCTGGTCGAAATTCATCGCACCGCGGCCCGCACGGCCAGGTTGGTGTTGGCCCCATAGGTGCCGGTACTGGTGACCACGGCGCGCAGCGCGTCGCCGAGAATGCCGTCCAGCACGCCCTCGGCGCCGAGCGCAGCCACGGCCGCGACAGCCTTGGCCGCGAGACCGTTGATCGTGCAGGCCTTGCGCGCCGACGTGGTGGCAAAATCGAGCCGCGCGATGTCGATCCAGTCGCCACCCGCCCCCAGCCGCGTCTGCACTCTGACGATGCAGGTCGTGCCGCCCGAGCCGCCATAGTCGAAGTCCGCCTCGAGGGTGACGGCGTTCATGCCGTCGAGTCGGTCGATGAGCGCCTGCGCGCCTCCCTGCGAGGTCACACCCGTAGTGATCACCGCTGCGGTCAGCTCGCCCGTGATGGCCAGTTGGCCCAGATTGTAGACGCGGCTCATGCGAACATGCCCCTTCGGAACGGCTCGATCTTGGATTCGACGCTGGGCGGCAGCGATCCCGCTTCACCCACGGCGCCGACCCAGTATTCGGTGCGCATGACGCCGGGGATATCCTCGACGCGCACCAGCGGGTCCCTGCCCTTGGCAGCCCAGTAGCTTGAGACCAGCTCGACCGCCGCCGCCTCGAGAACCGGCGGCAGGTCGCGGCCGGCTTCGCCCGGCATCAGGTAGCCGGCGTCGAAGACAATCGAGACCGACTTGGCCCAGTGCCAGGAACACGGATAGCCGTCGGCCGTCAGCCGGGTTAGCAAACCGGTCTCTTCGTCGAGCCGCAGCTCGGCGAGATCGACATCGTCGTCATCGACAGCCAGCGACACGATGCTGGCCACCGGGAAGCGGGCCAGAACCAGCACCGCGGCGACGTTGGGTACGCCCCAGCAGAGCTGCGTCAGCCGCTCGCGGCAGAGGCGTCCGCCGATATGCGCCTCGAGGTCGGAACTGGCCTCGGCGATCTTGGCCAGCAACAGCGCGTCGCTGGCCGAATTGGTGATACCGAGCTCCGCCTTCACGCGCTCCAGCGTCGTCATCGACGTGAACGTCGAGGGCGTGGTGATGCTGACCTTGGATTGCACGGCAGCCTCGCTGGAAACGCGCCAGACTATTCGGCCGGCGCCGCTTCGTAGCTGGCGCCGTCGGTGAGCTCATAGATCTCGGCCTCGGGCAGAGACCCCTTGAACGCATAGACCGCCTTGCCGTTCTCGAAGGTGAACGTCACCGACCGGTCCTCGGCCACATCGACGCCAGGCGCTTTGGCGGCCAGCGCCGCCGCTGCGACGGCCGTCACCTTGGGCCACGGGGCCATCACGAAGAGCTTCTGCGCCCTGCCGGTACCCCGCGACGCACCCTTGACCGGCTCAGCGGTCTCCAGCAGTGCGCGCAACTGAGCTTCGGCGTCCGCAGCGGTCTTGGCGGCAGCGTCATCGGCAGCGATCTGCTCCGCCGTGCGCACCGGGCTCTGCAGCCCGGCAATGATCTCTTCGCGGGTGTTCTTGTCGGTGAAGGCGAGGTCCGGACGCTTGGCGGCCAGCTCGAGTAGGCTGGGCTTTCCCATGCGCTCGTAGTTGACCTGCTCGGTGCGGGTCAGGGTGACCACCGCAGCGCCCGCCTCCGCCTGCGCCAGGCGGGGATCGGGATGCGCTTCGGCCTTGCCATCGGGATCCCGGGCCGCGACCTGGCGGCGGACCCAGCGCTCGCCAAAGTCCTCCGTCAGCTCATAGACCGTGTCCTTCTCGTAAACCGGGAAGGGCTGCGGGCCGGCCTTGTAGAAGGCACGTTCCGTGAAAAGGTAACGCATCTCGATCTCCTGCGTGTGTGTGAGGGGGACCGCGAGCCGCTAGTCGACGATCGCCGAAGGCAGCGGCTGCGACTGGTAGCGCGGCGCCCAGAGGATGTAGATCGCGGTGAGCAGCTGCGCCCCGGCCGAACCGGTGTCGGGGATGGCCACCTTGAGGCAGTCAAAGCCGTTGTCGACGTCGAGATCCTCTCCCTGGATGTCGATGGCAAAGATCGCCTGCGCCTCGGCCGATGCGGCGTCGGTATAGGTGTTGGCGGCCGCCTGCAGCACCGTGGTGAACTGGCCGATACCGGTCTGCGCGCCGACCTTGGCGTCGATCCGGGTGAAGTTGAGTTCCTTGACGCCGGTGGCGCCGACATCCTGCGCCTGTGTCATGGTGATGACCGGATCGTCACCGGCGACGCCGGCGGCCTTCATCACCAGAACGGTGCACCGCTCGTAATTCTTCATCGACACATAGTCGCCGGTATTGGCGCCGGACTGCGAGTCGACCGGCACGATGGCCATGACGACTTGGGCCTGCTCCACGAAGCAGGCGTTGGGGGTGAACATGTTTCAGCTCCTGGCTGGGATTCGCGGGGGAATGGCGGTTAGGCACGACACGACGCGCCCACAAGGGCGCGTCGCTGATCTGCTGGAGGGAGGTTTAGCGGGCTTCGAGCGCCACGAAGGCGGAGAGAGTGTTCGAGCCGTTGGCCCGGGCGATCGGGCTGCTCCACCACGGCTCGCCAGCGACGCGGAACACGAACTTGAAGGCCGTCACGTCCTGGTCGAAATAGAGGTGGATCGATACGTCGGTGCGGATGCCGCCGGCCTTGGTGGCCGCCATGTACTTGGAGAAGTCGGCAAAGACGATGTCGCCGACGTCGCCGGCAGTCTTGCACACCTCGTGAGGAATGACCGGCTTGCCGAGCAGCAACCCAAACGGCGAAGCGTTGATGCCACCGGGGGGAATGTAGGCCGGTCCTCCACCAACATTTTCAGTGCCGGCGACGTTCTTGACCGGAATCGTCATTCCCAAGAGCTGCGGTTCGAGATCCTGGTTGATCATCCAGATGGCGTTCTTGCGGCACGGTGCGTACATCCGCGACCACATCTTGAAAACATTCATCGACAAGAGAGTGTCAGCAGCTTGCGAGCCCTCCTTGCCGACGACCACTAACGCCGGTGAACGGAGAATGCCGAGCGGCTGGCCGACACCTGTGCCGTCAAAGATCGCGTTCGAGACCTTGTAGTTGATCTTCTCCGGCGCCTTCTTCATCAAGTGCCCCGCCAGAAGAGGGGCATCATCGAGCAGCTCTTCGGTAACCGGCACCAAAGCCGTCAGCTTGTGAAGGCGCGCATTCATGGGTTCGAGCGCCACCTTCGACGCTGTCATCGCAGACCCTTCGCTTTCCCAGTAGGCCTGCACCCCGCCGGTCGTCTGCCACGGAGTGGTTTCGTCCTTGGGAATGGAAACGGAATTCGAACCCGTCTCCATCTTGTCGCAGCGGCTGATCAGCTCTTCCTCGCCCAGAACCTTGTCTACAATACGCGCCTTGAAGTCCGGCGGGATGGCAAACCCACCATCAGCGCCGATGGCCTCGCTGCTATAGGTGCTGGTGGCGTTCAGCAGCCGCTGTGTGGCCCCGTCGTCCTTGAGGGCCGAGGCTTTGACGCACTGCGCGAACTCGCCGAAGTTCTTGAAGCCGCCCGTGCCGGGCTGGTTGCGCGGCTCGGCCGGGACGCGGCGATTGTTCGGGTCCTGCCGGTTTTCGTTCTTCGGCTCGGGCGGAGCGCGCCGACCCTGCCCCTGCGCCACCAGCGGCTTGAGCGCGGCGATGCGCGCCTTGACCTTTTCCATCTTGTTGCCGATCTCAGTGATCTCGGCGACCTGTTCGTCGGACAGGTCATCGCCCTCTTCGACCGAGTCGATGATGGCGGTCGATTCCGCCTCGAGATCTGAGAATTCGGCCTCGGCGGCTTCCAGCCGGTCGGCAACCGAGGGTCCCATCAGGATCGGGAACTCGTGCTCGAGCGCCGCGGTCGAAGCCAGCGATGCGGCTGCAAGGATCGACAGGCCACTGAGGGCCCGCGCAGTGGACTGCAGTTTCATTGGGATTGCTCCAGGTTGCGCGGGCCCAGGGCGCGGGGTTCGGGGCTCTACCCGGCTTGCGCCGGAAAGCTTCAGCGGCGCCGCAGCGCCTCGAGCCGCGTCAGCGCGGCCAGTCGCCGTGGCTTCAACGCCGACGGCAGGTTCTTGAAACGGTCGCCATGCGAGAGACAGGCGGCGACCTTGAGGTTCTCGACCAGCTTGTCGGCAAAGCCTGCGCTCACGGCTTCCTTGCCGGCGAACCAGGTCTCATCGTCCATCCAGTCCTTGACCGCCTTGGCGGTGTTCTTGGTCCGCGCCACATAGACTTCGCGGATGGTCTCGTTGACGGTGTCAAGCAGCGTCGCCGTGCGGCGCATGTCGTCGGCGCCACCGGCCGCGAACGTCCAGGCGTTGTGGATCATCACGAACGCGCCCTCGGCGATGCGGATTTCGTCGCCGGCCATGGCGATGAAGCTGGCGGCCGAGGCCGCGAGGCCGTCGATATGCACCTTCACCGTCGCCTCGTGCTCGGCGAGCAGCGTGTACATCGCCTTGCCCGCGAACACGTCGCCGCCTTCCGAATTGATGCGGCAGTCGATGGCCTTGACCTTGCCCAGGCCCTTGAGATCGTCGGCGAACTGCTTGGCGGTGACGCCATCGCCATACCAGTCCTGGCCGATGATGCCGTAGAGGTAGATCTCGGCGTGGTCGTTGCCGCGGTTGAGCATGCGGTAGCCCGCCGGCGTTTTCGCACCAGCGCGGTTGTTGATCGGGGCCATGTCGGACTTCCTAGCTTCGGCAGAGGACCGTGACGGTCTCGCCATTGAGGTCGATGGTTCGGAGCGCAAAGCCTGCCAGGGCTTCCGGTACCCCCTCGGCGGTCGGCGACCCGACCACGGCCTTGGGCACCGCCAGGGAGCCGCGCACGGTCACCGTGCTGGTGTCGGTCAGCGTCAGCGTCAGCACGCCGTTTTCGTCGAGCATCCCGCCAGCAATGCTGACGCCCGGCTCGGCCGTCACGCGGCCAACCGAAACGGTGGAGCCGTCGCTGAACGCCAGCACCAGGTTGCCGTCCGCATCGACCAACCCGCCATCGAGCGAGCGCCCGGGCGCACCTGGCTGCGGTACCGGTACCGGCCCGGCATCAAGCCGCCGGCCATCTGCAAGGCTCACTGCCCAGCGTCCTTCAGCGGTGATCACCACGTCGGCAATGCCGACACCATCCCTGGCCGGGGGAATCTTGCCCACCGCAGCATCGACCATCTGCGACAACAGGGGGGTCACATCCTCCACCGTCACGCTGGTGCCTGGCTTGCCCGGCTCCGGCGGCGGCAGGTCGGCAACCGCGGCGGCAATGCCCTGGGCGATCAGCGGCCTCACCTCGTCGAGCGTCACACTCGTCCCCGGCTCTGCTGGAGGCCGCTTCGCGACGGCGGCATCGATCATCGCCTGCATCGCCGAGAGATCGATGGGACCGCAGTTGATCAGCTCGCCATCAGTGCGCACGAGCACCAGGTTGCCGGCGCCATCGACGAGACCTCTTGCGACGCCCATGCCATCTCTGGGCACCGGCGCATTGCGAACCGCCGCCTCCAGATCCTTGATGCGCCCGATCGCGCCGGAGACCACGGCGACGAGGCGCGCGAAGGCCGTCGGCTGCTTCGGGCTGCCGCCCGTCGCCTTGGCGAGCACCACCGGGTTGCTCCGCGCCATCACGCCGCCTCCAGCATGGCGACCAGCTGGTCGACCATGGCGTGTGCATCGGCATCGTCGGGCAGGTCGTCGGCCGGGTCAGCGGCCGGCGGGGCCGGCGGTACTGCCGGCTTCGGCGCCTCGGTGCCGATCTTTTCCAGCGTCGTGTACGACTGCTGCATGGTGTGCTTGTCGCCGGCGTTGCCGATCGTGTTCTCGTCCTCGAGCTCGAGGATGCGATTGGCGCTGTAGGCGCCGACCTCGCGCATCAGCTTGTAGTATTCGCCCCGGGTCTTGGAATCGCCGCGCATCAGGGCCCGCATGTTCATCTTGGTGTAGAGCTTCTGCCGGTTGTTGACGCCGAACAGCTTGTAGTCGGCCTCGTCCTCGAACCGCTTCACCCAGGGCGACACGCTGTCGATGACGACTTCGATCGCCTGGTGCTCGATGTTCGAGAACGTCGCGCGGAGGAGGTGCATCACCTTGTGCGGCGGCACGCCAAACCAGCGGCAGACTTCCTCCACCAGGTACTGGTGCAGTTCGAGGAGCTGGGTTTCCTCGGCATTGAGGCCGATGCGCTTGTAGTCCGCGTCATTGTCGACATGGACGGTCGTGTGGGCCTTGCCGATGCCCTTGTAGAGCTCGTCGAACTCCGCCTTCTGGCGCTTGAGCCCGGCCGGCGATAGCCCCTTCTTGTTGATGACGACCCCGGAGGGGTTCGCACCATTGCCGAAGAACTGCGCACCAAAGAGCTGAGCAGCCTTCGCCCAACCGAGCGACTGGCTGGCATAGTTGATGACGTTGACGCCGACCACGCCCTCACCGAAGCCGCGGATATGGAACAGGTCGCGATACGGAATCTCGACCTTGCCGCCGTCGATATCGCCATAGAGCTCGCCGGTTTCGGGATCCCGGCACAGCGCGCAGCGCTCCGGGTGCAGCGGCCACAGCGCGAACGGCCGTCCGGCCTGGTCGCGCTCGATCTCGGCATAGCCATTGCCCCAGCGCAGCGCCCAGTGGGTGAGCGTCTCCCGGAACTGGAACGAACTCCACTCCGGATTCGGGCGCTTGCTGAGCAGCCAGTCGACTGTGTTTCGGTCTTGGATTTGAGCGCCCTTGGCGCCGCTCTTCATCGCATGCCAAGGCAGCACACCCACCGTCTGCGACAGATAGCGCAGGCACGCCCACACCGCCGCGATCGTCACCGCCGTGTCGGGCGTCACCGCGACGCCGGCCATGGTCCGGCTGCTGGTGCTGACGCGTGGCGCAGTCTCGCCACGGCGTTCGGTCGTCAGCCGCGCGGCCATCGCCCGCAGCGTGTCGGCCACGCCCCAGCGCGCTGCCTCAAGCATAGTCTTCGTCCCGGCCGCCGCGGGCATCGAGCGCCGCATTGAACAGCGCCACGGCCTTGGCCCAGTCCGGATGGCTGGGGTCTCTCAATACCGACATATCGACCTCCTCCATCGGCTGATCATCGTCAGCCTCGTCCTCGTCACCGTCGCCGAGTTGGTCGTAGACCGACCGTCCAACGACAGGGTTTGTCTGCATCACAGAAATCGCATCGAGCAGCGCCATCACCGGGTCGATCTTGGCGTCGCCGGCGTTCTGCTTGGTGGCGCGGATCGCCGTCGCCGTGGCCTCGATCTTCACGTTCGCCACGCACCAGCGCATCAGCCCCGACTTCGCGACCTTCATCGTCTTGTTGGCCAGCTTGCGCTCGCTGCCCTTGAGCGCGTGCATCAGCCGGATACCCTGCCCCACGCCGACCACGAGACCGGCCTCGGCCGTGACGCCGATGAACGACAGCGCGTCCATCAGTTCCGAATAGGGGCCTTCCATGTCGAGCGCGACCGCGGCCAGCTTGCCGGCGCGTTTCGCCTTCGCCACCATGATCACGATGCCTGCCACATCCTTGGGCAGCAGCAGCTCGTCGATCTCGGCTTCGCTGACCAGCAGGTCCTCGACCTCGGCGTAGATGTCCACGAACTCTTCGTCGATGATGAAGAGTTCGCCGTCCTTGTCGAAGTCCTGCAGCCGGCTGGCGATCGACTTGCGCTCCTCGAGCACTGTCTCGTGCGCCCAGGCGGTGCCGAAGCCAAGCCAGGTCTTGGTCAGTTTCTCGCGGCCCACCGCGGCGGCGCCGAAGAGGTCGTCGAGGCCACCGCCATCGGCGCCGATCACCACCGCATCGCTGCGCTCAAGCAGCGTCGCATAGGTCAGCGTCGGGTCTTCCGCCGCCTCCCAGAATTTGGCGCCCTTCCACGCGTCCGTCTTCTGCCCCACGCCGATCTCGATATTGAGATGCTGGCTGGCCCAGATGACGATGGCATGGACGCCCTTGGCCTTCTCGGTCTCCCAGTCGGCCACCAGGCTATCGAGCTGCACCGAGCGCCCGAGGTTCGGCATCACCATCGGCCAATTGGCCGGGTTTTGCCATTTGTGCGGGTTGCGGGCGATATCGTCCGGAAACTCGTAGAGCACCGGCAGCATCGGCCGCCCGACCTTGCCCCGCATGTCGCCGTCGCGGATCTTCCGCGCGGTGATCAGCTCGTCCTTCCAGACGCCGCTGGGGGGACTGTCGCTCTGCGTCGTCGTCATAAGCAGGACGCCCTCAGGCGTCTTTTCGAGACCGCCGCGAATCTGCCGCAGCACCTTGGCCGCCTGCGGGAACGCGCCCAGCAGGTGGATTTCGTCGAGCAGCGCCAGGATCAGGATCGACCCGGTCAGGATGTTGACGTCGAACGTCTTGATCTTGAGCTCGGAGCCGTTCGAGAGGTCCTCGATCGTCTTGATGTGGTCGCGCGGCCGGAAGCGTTTCTTCAGGTCCCGCGACAGGTCGATCATGCCGACCGCCTTGTCGTAGGCGTTCTCGGCGATCGCGTGCGACGGTGCCACGAACAGCGCCTCGGCGCGCGGCCGCAGGTTCATCATCAGGCAGGTCAGGCAGAAGCCGGCCGAATAGGTCGTCTTCGACGATCCCTTGGGCAGCATCGCCAGGATGTCGCGGATGAACCGCAGCCGGAGCTCCGGGTTCCAGGAGCCGAACGCGGCCCGGACGATATCGCGGAACCACTGCCCGGCCGCATCGCGGAGAAACGGCAGGTCTTCCTGGTCGGGCAGCTGCAGCTCGTCGAAGATCCGCAGCGCCATCTCGGCTTCCGCGTTGACCAGCGGCAGGTCCGGGACCAGCGACCGGCCCTCGCGGATCCGCGTCTCCCAGTCCGGGCAGCTGAGATCCCACATCGGGCTAGTTCGGTTTCCCCGACTGGCGCTGCGCCATCAGCTGGCCCAGCGGCGTCGACTCGTCCGGCGTCTTGGCATCGACCAGCGCCTGCTCCTTCTTGCCACGCTTGGGTTCTCTCACCCTGCGCTCGCCGAAGGTCGAGCCGGCCAGACTCGCATCGTGCTTGTCGATCAGCTTGATCGCCATCTTCATCATCGACGCGCTGCCCGCATGGGCCTCGCGGATGGTGGTCGCGATCAGGCTTGCCTCCAGCGCATCCCGCGCCTCGTCGGCCAGCTTGAGTTCGCGAAAATAATGCTTGCGCAGCGTCGGCGCCGAGATCCTCAGCGCCCGGCCGATCCGCTCCTCGTTCCAGTCGAAGGCCAGCAACATCCTGACCTTCAAGCGGTTTTCCTGAGTGGGGATATGCGGGGGTCGCCCGCGCCGCCCGAACCCATCGGGGATCGGATCGCCGAGCAGGTCCAAATTTTCACTCACAAGAAAAAAACCTCCGAATGAGCCCCATGCGGTTGGGGCCCCGGGGGGGTGGTAGGGATTGAGACCCCCCTCCCTCCCCGTCATCAGGCGCCAAGCCGTGCGGCCCGCGCCATCGTGCCCTTGGCTGTATTATGCCTGACGCAGAGGCACTGCCCGTTGTCGGGATCGGTGGCTGACCCGCCATCGGCCCGCTCCACCACGTGATCGGCGACCATCCGGTCTCCGCGGGCCCGCGACCTGGTGCACCGCACCCCGTCCTCGACCCATTCGCACCGCCACCCTGCCCGCTCGCAGACCACCTGACGGAAGGCCCGGTGCGCCGCCGTGAGCAGCTCGGCATCGGCCTGCTTGACCGTCACGACCGGCTTGACCGCCCGCGTGTCCAGCAGCCTCAACCGTGATGGCAGCGCCTTGAGCCTGCCCATCGAGAGAACCGCCGGACGCCCCGGTTGCGGCTGCAGAGCGTCCGGCCTGACGGCTCCTAGCCCGGCTGTCCGGCGGGGACGCCGGTCCGGTAGCCGCCATTGACGTAGAGATCGTGCCCGACGCCACGCCCCACAAAGCTCATCACCTGCACCTGGCCCCGGTCCCTAATGACCAGCGCATGGGCCACCCGGTCCATGTCGAGCGACACACCGGCATCCACACCCACCAGCGGAGTGGACCAGGCGAAGACGGCAGGCCCGGCCGCGAGGGCCGCCCCGGCAAAGGCCAGCGGCAGGAACAGGCAGGCGAGGGCGAGCACAAAGTGACGCTTCAGGTGCGACATGGCAGAGCCTTTCGGTTGGGAGGGTGGCGAGCACCCGGAAAAGCGAAACGCGCCGGGCGGGTGCCGCAGCGCGTTGAAGTCCCTATTGGGATGCCTCTCATGTACCGCAAATTTCTGGTGCACGTCAACTTTCCCGGTCTTCTGCCGGTTTGCGCCCCATGGCGGACGAATCAGCCGAGCCATCCTTCTCCTCGAACCCCGAGCACCACCAGTCCGTGAAGAAGTAGCCCAGCACCGGCCCAAGCGGGCCACAGCTGAGGGAGACGATCGACACTAGGACGAAATCGACGCCGTCCAGCGGCCGGGGCCTGTTGCCGAAGGCCAGGCTCAGCCGTGTCGCTCCCCATCTGACGACGAGAGCGTTGAGGATGAACGCCGGAACGACCCAGGCGATGACACCGAAGATGACAATCACGCTCATCGCTCCGCCTCCCCATCCAGCCGCGTTCCCTCAGCATCCCGAGCCCCGCCTCGAACACTGCCTCTTCCCGCGGTCGCCACCACGACGCCGCGCGGCCCGGTGCCCCAGAGCGTCGGCAGCGCCAGCGGCACGGCCACCGCCGCCGCGCGCATCTCTTCGATCGAGCGCCCGGCATGCCGCCGCCGCGCCCTTTCCGCATCGCGGTCCGGCCGCATCCAGGGCTGCGGTTCGCTCGAGGCTTCGGCCGCTTCCATGCCGTGCACCACCGGCGCCGGCAGATCCCACGGGCATTCCGGCGCGCGCGGCCCGGTGGCCTTGCGGCTCCACATCCCGCCCTCGTTCACCCCGGCATTGACCAGCGGCACCAGCGCGACGAGCCCGCCGCGCCACAGCGTCCACTGCGCCCGGGCGAACTGGATCGATTCCCGCCGCTGCGAAAACCCCAGCAGGTCGTAGAGCGGCCGCCGCTCGCTGCGCCGGTTGCCCGGCACCGCATAGTCCCAGCGCTGCCGGCCGCGCTTGTCGCGCAGCGGCTCGGGCTCGCCCAGCGCCTCGTCGGCGCCTTCCGGCCGCAGCCCCGCCCGGCCATACTGGATCACCAGCACCCGCTCCCCCGCCGGCAGCCGGTCGATGGCGTTGCGCACCACCATGGCGTCCGGGTCGGTCAGCAGCGCCATCGAGGGGCTCGCCACCACGCCGCCTTCGTCCACCATCGTCCCCTGCGCCGCCAGTTTGCTCAGCGCGCTGTCCTTGCCGCTCGAATCCCACCCCGTGCCCTGGTCCCGCAGCGACCACGTCACCAGCTGCTCGATATCCATGTTTCTTCTCCGAAATGGCGGTTGTCTCGCATAGGGGCTCGCAACTCGCCGTTAGCCCTTCCCCTCGCGACTCGCCGGTTTGCCTTCTTCCCCAGCCTCTTGGCGTCCCCGGTCGCCGATCGGCAGAGCGACCACCGCCACCTGCAACCGACGCTCGGCTTCCGCAACGAGTTCGGGATCGAAGTGCCAGTGTCCCCGGTCCGGCGGCTCCTTGCCGCCATGCCCGGCCCGATAGAGCACCACGCATTCCCGGAACAGGGGCGTGTCCGAGGTGACCTTGACGCGGATCGTCGCCCCATGCCGCACCGCCTCGGCCGTCACGGCGTGACGCTGCCGCCGGAGACGGGGGGTTTGGGGGGTAGTGTTTTTCTTTAGGGGGTGTGGGGGAACTTCTTTTTGCGTCACCCCGTCACCGCGTGACGTCACGTGACCAGGTGGCGGCTGCTTGCCAGGGGGCTCGTACCTCGCTGGGGTGCTGCCCGACGCTTCCACAATTTCAGGTATCGCAGGCAGTTCCGCCCGTTTCCTCACGTGATCTCTGAGCGTCACCACGACGTCACCGCCGTCACGGACCTTCGCCGGTGACGTCACAGTGTCGAGTGGGCGGCCGTCGCCGCCACTACCCGCGAGTCGGCGCGCCTCTTCAGCGCCGGCCGCCAGTTCAAACCGTTTCCGCGCCCGCCAGCGGGCCGTGCGCTCGGCCCCCTTGCTCCGCAGCTCCTGCAGTGCCGCGGTGCCCTGTTGCGCCGCTGCCGCAGCACCGGCCAGCGCCACGAACCCGGCCGCCACCCGGCCGACGAGATCGGGTGCTGTGCCCGATCGCACGAGATCCGCGATGATGCAACCGATATCGGGCTGCCTGGGCATGGAGGCCGTCTCGCGAAGGGGCTCGCGACTCGCTTGGGTCGGTCTCATCAGCTGCACCCCGTCGTCTGAAAGCAGTCCTGGCAGGTGGCGCACTTGCCGGTGCGCACCATCCGCATCGAGCCACACTGGCCGCACGGGTCACCCGTGAACCCCTGCTGCTGCGCCTGCGCCGGGTTCAGCTTGGGCGCCCCGAGGTCGGTCGGGCCGGGCACTGGCGCGGCAGGCTCTTGCGTCAGCTCGGCCCACGCCGCCAGCACCCGCTGCATCGCCGCGTCGTGGCCGTCGCGGGCCAGCAGTTGCACGATGCCATTGGCGGCAGCCAGCGACCCGGCGGTGAAGCCGGAATCATAGTCGGGAGAGAATTCAGCCATGGGCCACCTCGAACAGCGTGCCCCGGTCGCGCTGCGCCGCGAGGGCGCCGGCGCAGGCCGGGTTGATCCAGAGAACTTCGATGCGGGGTCGTGCCCCATCGGCGAGCGCCTCGCGCTCCACCCGGGTCCAGCCCGGCAGGCTTTCATCGTACAGCGGGTGCGGATAGCCCGAGAGCACCACCATGCCGTTGAGCGTGCCGAGAAACGACAGCAGCGCCGCGTGGTCGGCGTCGTTCAGCTCGTGCCGGTACATCCGGTACTTGCCGTCATATTTGTTGGCCGGCGACCGGGTGTCCTGCATGTAGGGTGGATCGACATAGTGCAATGTCTCCGGCCCATCATGCGCCGCCATCACCCGCTGGGCATGGCGATGCTCGACAACAACGCCGCGGAAGCGTTCGACGATACCCGCCAGGGCGTCGGGATAGTTGGCCCAATCCTCCGCCGGCGTTGTGCCCGAGCGCGATGAGTTCGCCCGGAAGCCGGTGGTCTTGTGGCCACGGCCCAGCGAGGAATGGGCATTGGACCCAAACCCCATGAACGCCCGGATGATCAGCCGGCGCGACCGCTCGACCAGATCGTCGGTCTCATCCCAACCGATCTCGAATTCGGCCCGCGCGAACGGCGTAAGCTCAAGCCGCCGCATGAGCTCGCCCCCCCCCCGCGGGTCCTGCAGCACGCGGAACAGCGTCACCACGTCATCGTCGAGATCGTTGTAGATCTCGGCATAGGCGCGCGGCTTGCGCAGCAGCACCGATGCGGCGCCGCCGAACGGCTCGACATAGACCCGGTGCGGCGGAAAATGCGCAATGATCCATGGCGCCAGCAGCCACTTGCCGCCATGCCAGCGGAGCACGGGACGGGTAGGAGTCTGCTCAGCCATGCCCAGCCCTCGCCACCACGTCCGCCCGGTTGCGCGCGACGAGCTCAGCAGTCGCTTTGGCCGCCACCGCCAGTTCTCGCCCGCCATGCCCGTCCGCCAGCATCCGGACCAGCTCGGCGCTGTCCTCCTGCCCTTCCAGATAGACCTGATCGATCGCCGCGTCCCAGAGCGCCAGGAACTGCTCCCTGTCCCCGGCTTCGCCGGCAAGCCGCGGCAGCAGCCATTCGAGCATGCGGGTCTTCCATTCGATCCGCTGGCCGATGTTCCTCACAGCGCTCCCCCATGCCCGCCAGCCGGCCGATATTCCGTCCGCGCCAGATTGCCAAACCGCGTGAACCGGCTCTCAAAGCTCAGCTGCACCGTGCCGGTCGGGCCGTGGCGCTGCTTGCCGATGATGACGTCGGCGCGGCCGGTCGCCGCCTCCATCGCCGCCTGCCATTTGAGGTGCTCCTCGCTGCCCTCCTGGGGCTCCTTCATGCCGAGGTAATATTCCTCGCGATAGACGAACAGCACCACGTCGGCATCCTGCTCGATCGAGCCCGACTCGCGCAGGTCCGAGAGCTGCGGCCGCTTGTCCTCGCGGCTCTCCACCTGCCGGCTGAGCTGGCTCAGCGCAATGATCGGCACTTCCAGTTCCTTGGCCAGCGCCTTGAGCCCCGTGGTGATGGCGGTGATCTCGTTGGTCCGGTTGTCCTGCCGGCGCCCGTCGCCGCTGAGCAGCTGCAGATAGTCGACGACGAGAAGATCGAGCCCCTTCTGCCGCTTCAGCCGCCGCGCCCGCTGGCTCAGCTGCGCCAGCGCCAGCCCGCCCGAATCGTCGATATGCAGCGGCATGGCGCTGAGCCGGCTCGACACATCGACCAGCCGCGAAAACTGGCTCTCGTGGATGTTGCCGCGGCGAATGTCGGACGAGGCGATCTCGGCCTGCTCGGCGAGGATGCGGGTCGCCAGCTGCTCGGCGCTCATTTCGAGCGAAAAGAACCCGACCACGCCGCCTTCGTCGGTCACCCGCGCCCCGTCCGGCGCGACATGGCCGCGCCAGGCATTGGCGACGTGCCAGGCAATGCCGGTGCCGAGCGCCGTCTTGCCCATCGCCGGCCGCCCGGCAATGATGATCAGGTCCGATTTCTGCAGCCCGCCCATCAGCCGGTCGAGATCGGCGAGCCCGGTGGCGAGCCCCGAGAGCCCCCCGTCGCGCTCATAGGCCGCTGCCGCCATGCGGATGGCTTCGGTCAGCGCCACGTTGAACGGCGCAAAGCCGCCGGCCGCCCCACCGTTCTCGGCCAGGGCATAAAGGTCGCGCTCCACCCGCTCGACCAATGCCGCCACCGGCTGCCCCGGTTCGGCATGGAAAGCCTCGTGAATGCCGCCCTGGTGCAGCCCGATCAGCCGCCGCCGCACCGACAGCGCCGCCACCTCCTGCGCATAGTCGGGCGCATTGAGCACCGTCACCGCCGCCGCCGCGAGCCGCGCCAGGTACTGCGCCATGGTCAGGTCCGGCGTCAGCGCCGCCGGCAGGTGCGTCTTGACCGTGAGGGGTGTCGCCCCGCGCCCCGCCCGGATCAGCTTGGCCACCACGTCATAGATCTCGCGATGCACCGGCTCGTGAAAATCCTCGGGCCCGACAATGTCGGCGACGCGATAGAAGGCGTCGTTATTGAGAAAGATCGCCCCCAGCAGCGCCTGCTCGGCCTCCACATTCTGCGGCGCCATCAGCACCTTGCCATCGGCGGACTTGAACTCGACGAGCGTGCCCCCGGCGAGTTGCGAGCCGTTCTGCGAGCGACCGCCCTCGAAGTAGCTGGCCATGCTCATGCCGCTGGCCTCCAGACGATCGGTTGCTGGTCGCGCGGAATCCGGTGCTTGCCGCGCGCCATCGGATGCTTGCCGCGCGCCATCGGATGCTTCGGCGACCCATCGCGGGTCCGCCCGAGGCAGATCAGTTCGAGATGGTGGACGCGGGTGGCGCGCGACACGAGCCAGTCGGCCCTGCCCTCGAAATTGCCGTCGGTGCCCCAGGCAGCCAGCATCCGCCCACCGTGCGCCGCGGCATAGGCCATGGCGGCTTCGAGCGCCGCGCCGTTGCCCGGCCCGACCCGGTGATCGACCGCCATCATCGCCTTGGGCGAGGGCGACCGCCAGCTGTAGAGATTGACGATCAGCAGCCCGCCATAACCCCAGAGCGTGGCGAAATGGATCAGCGCCAGCACCGTCAGGTCGTCGACCAGGTGGCTGGCATGGCTGGGGTTGAGCATGCAGACCACCAGCGTCGGCCGGCGCTCGTCCCACACCCGCCGCAGCTCGTCGCGCCAGCAGTCACCCTCGCCGCTGAACACGGCTGTCCGGACCATGGCCGCGCGCGCCGGCACCTCCGTTGCGGCACTGCCAAAGAGATCGCCCGTCATGCCGCTGCCCTCCGCTGCCACAGACCCTTTTCCACCCGCTCATAGGCGCCACGCTGCAGCTGCTGGCGCAGCTTTTCCCGCCAGTGCTGGTTGGCCCGCGCCTTGGGATGATCGACAAAGGCGCGATAGAGCTCGCCCAGCGGTACCGGGCCCGGCTGGCCTGCCATATAGGCGGCGAGCGCCTCGCCCCATGTGCCGACCAGTTCAGCGGCCCCAGTCAGCACCCCGTCGAGTCGCGAGCCGTTCTGCGAGACGACCGACACCAGCCAGCTGCGGGGAACCCGCAGCGGCACGAAGGCCCCGTCGATCGGCGCCGCAGCGAGGATGTCGCGGTCATCGTCGCCATAGGCGATCAGCACCGACGGCGCCCCGCCATTGGCCGCCGCCCGCACCCCGTCGGCGCGGTGAAAAGTCAGCCGCCCGCGCAGGAACAGCAGGCCCGAGGCCGCGCCCCAGACATAGCGGTGGAACGGGTCGGTCTCGGTCCGCGCAAAGATCAGCGCCACGCCCCGATCGTGTTCGGCCATGCGGGAGAGGAACCGGGTGATCAGCGCGATCGAGTAAGGCGGGTTGAGCCAGATGCGCCCCCACCAGGGCAGCAGCAGGCCATTGTCCTCCTGCGTGTAGTGCGCCAGTGCCGTGTCCCACGGCCGCTTCACATGGCTGCAGGGATCGAGATCGAAGCTCTCCGCCCCGCCCAGCGCCTCCACGAGGGCCGGCGGCGAGAACCAGGTGTCGGTCTCCGACCGCGCCGACTGATGCGACCCCATGCCGGCAAACAGATTTGTCATCCGCCGATCTCCGTCAGCAGGTTGACCAGCCAGAACTTGTCGACCTTGCGGAAATCGATCACCCCGACATTGTCGATGACGAACGCGCGCACTTCCTTCCGGGTAAACGCCCAGAGCGCCTTGTCGTGCGGCTCTTTCCCCAGGGTGCCGGGCGCCTTGGCGCGCTGCCGGGCGCCGGCCAGCCACTCCTTTTCAATCCAGCCGCCGACAACACCGCGGGTGACGCCGAAGGCTTCGGCCAGGGCAACGCTCGTATAGGTCTCGCTGTCGCCCGCCCCGGCAACGATGCGCAGGCCCTTGAGCTTGAGCACCACCGCCGTCGCCGTGCGCCGATACCCGGCCCGCTTCAGGGCCCGGCGCGTCGTGTCGGGGTGGCGGTCGGCGTTCGCGCGCAGGATGTCGAGCTCGGCCTCGCTCCACGGCGCTTCCTTGAACCGCGGCACGGCGCAGCCCAGCGCGAGGGCTCTCTTGCTCACCCAGGTGCGGGGCCGCCACAGCGTCTGCGACAGGCGCTTGATGGCGCCGATCGTCACCCGCCCCGAAAAGGCGTGCTGGATCGCGGCGTCGATCTGCGGCGTGGTCTTATAGACCCGCCGTTCGGTGACCGTCCCCGCGGCATTGAGGACGCGCAGCTCGAGCCGCTGCGCCTGCTGGTAGATCGAGCCGGCCGTGCGCCCTGGCAGCAGCGGCAGGCAAGCATTGATGCCGCCGGTGGGGAACTGCTCGCGCAGCACCGCCTGCTCGCGATTGGTCCAGAACCGCTTGCTGCCGGTCCTGGACTCGCCGACCATGGCGCAGCTATCGACAAGGTCGCGAATGCCCAGGGGGTGGCTTGCGGCGAAAGGGGCAAGGTCGTTCATTCGGCCGCCACCAGCAGTTCGCGGCGGCTGTTCCGCTCGGCAAGGATGGTGACCATCCAGGGCGGTACGGAATTGCCGATCAGGTGCGTGCATTCGGTGGCGTTTGGCTTGCGCCGCTTCACCCTGCCTTTGGCATCCGTCACCTCGATATCATGCTCGAGGCTGGCCGGGTCGAACCCGTGCGCCCGTGCGCCCTCCGACCAGTGCAGCATGCGCATGCGGATATCGGTGATGATCATGGTCTGCCCGTTGACCTCGACGGCAACGAGGCCGTGGCGATCGCCGACGGTGACGGTATGCAGCGGGTCGCGCGCGTCATGGGCGTTCACCCCCGACCCGTAATAGGTCTGGAGGAACGGCAGGATCAGCATCTCGTGGCCGGCGCCCGACGTCTGCGTCGGCAGCGGATGGCGCAGATCGCGTTCGCCATAGCCGGTCTGCACCAGCGTGGCGGCGACGAGCGCCTCGTTTTTGCCGCCGGCATGCTTGGTCAGCGTCGGCTCGCGGAGGTCATATTCCCGCCGGCTGCCGCTGTGACCATGGGCCAGCCCGACCATCGTCGCGGCGACGACGCCGATCGGCGCCGATCCGCCCGGCCGCTTGTGGAAGCTGTTGGCGGTGTAGGCCGGCAGCGGCCCGGTCGCCTCGGCGCCCACCGCGCCGTTGCGGAACTTGGTCAGGTGCGCAGCAACGACAGCGTGTCCCTGTCCGCCAGCCATCACCGTGGTGAGTGGATCACGCGGGTCGAGGCCAACCGAGTTCTCGCTGAACTTTTCGAGATGCGCTGCCACTGGCTCGACGAGGATACGATCCTCCTTGGTCGAGGAGGTGCTGAGCGGTTCGGCCACCGAGCGGGGATCGGTCTGCGCCGCGCGCCCGCCCGCACCAACGGTCACCGGGGCGATCACCGCCATCTCCCCGCGATGGGCCGTGGTCAGCGTCCTCAAGGGCTCCGCGATGTCGTGGACCCGGGCACCCGCGCCGTGATGGGTGATCGGCACAATGAACGGGTCGCTCGCCTCGAGCACGTAGCGGACGATGCCCGCCGCGATCCGCCGCAGCGTCGCATCGGCCAGCGGCTTCTTCCGCTCGAAGATCGAGGTGGTCGGCCGCGACCAGTCGATGATCGTGTCGGCGCCCACCCAGGGCTTGAGCCCCAGTGCCTTGCACTTCGACCGCGGGGCATGGGTCCGCTCCGGCCAGACGATCGGGCCGCCATCGGCGCGGCCGACGCCGAAGAAGCGGGTGCGGATCGTCGGCACGCCATAGTCGGCGCAGCAGAGGGTGCGGAACTCGAAATTGTAGCCCAGGCCGCGCACGTGCTTGAGCCATGCGCGCCAGATGCGGCCCTTGTGGCGCGGATCTGGGATCAGCCATTGCTGCTCGATCGGCACGCGCTCGCCCTTGGCGGCGACGGTCTTGTCGAGTTTGAGACAGCGGCCGGTGGCCGGATCGCGCTTGCAGATCAGCGGCCCCCAGGTGGCGATCTCGCGGACGTTTTCCAGCGTTACCACGTCGGGACGCACCGTGCCCATCCAGCGCGGCACCACCCATGCCAGCGACCGGCGCCGCCGGCTGACCGGCTTGGAGCCCTTGGCCACCGAGAAATGCGTGCAGTCGGGCGAGGCATGGAGATTGCGCACGCCCCGGCCCCGCGTCGCCTTCCGCGGATCGACCTCGAACACGTCGCAGCGCAGATGCGTGGTGTGCGGGTGCCGCGCCTCGTGCACGGCGATGGCCAGCGGGTCATGGTTGACGGCAAGGTGGACGTGGAACCCCGCATCCTCCAGCCCGTCACAGCCCCCGCCCATGCCGGCGAACAACACGACCGTCATGCGATCGTCGAGGTCCCAGCCCTGCTGGAGTCGGGAATCCCGCGAGTCGCGAGCCCCATCGCGAGACGACCGCGCAAAGTGGTTCATCAAAACATCTCCGTCTGGTTGGGGTCGGGGCGGCTGACCAGCCCCTTGGTTTCGGCGATGCCGGCATCGATCAGCGCATCCCACGGGCCGCTGGCGCCCATGGCGGCCGGGCGCATGTCACCGGGCCAGTCGAGCGCCGCCTTGGGCACATAGACCCCGGCGCCGACGCCATTGGCCGACACCAGCCAGGCGTCGCCCTGCTCCCGGTGCAGCCAGAGCTGGATGGCGATGCGGCCACGCGAGTCACGAGCCCGTTCGCCAGACGACCGCGCAGAGTTGCTCACAGCCACACCTCGAGGATCACGGGATCGTCGGCCAGCGACCGCGGCAGCCTGCCGGTGGCGCCGCGCCGCTGCACTTCGATGCGCAGGTCCGTCAGCTCAGCGCGGACGATGTGTTCGTCCGTCGCCCGGTCGCCTTCCCAGAGCCGCGCCACATAGACTTCCGGAAAGTCGGAAGGATGATCGTAGATCGTCCACATCGAAAGCTTTGGCTTCCTGCTGCTGCTGCTCATCGCCCGCCCCCCGCGACAAACGCCTTGCGCGCGGCAGCGAGACGGCGCGAGAACGACGCGCGCCACTCTTCGAGCGAGATCCAGCCCAGCCGATAGGCCCGCTGCCAGGAGACCAGCTGCGGGCGGACATGCGGCCAATAAGGCGCAACCGCCCGCGGCCCGCCGGGCCTGAAGCTGACGCGCACCGCCCGCCTCATCGCCCGCCCCACTCGCCAAAGCCCTGCTTGCCGCGGAACGGCTCGGGCGGCATCACCAGCGCGATATCGGTCAGCGGCCAGGCAAAATTGGCGTGCTGGTCGCGGTCGCTGTCGTTCGGCGCTGCGCGCGCCCCAGAACCGAGGCCGCCGGTGATGGCCGCCCTCTCTTTCCTCAGGCATGCCGAATTCCACGGCGGCGCGGGCCTGGGAAGCGTGCCTCGACCCCGCGCGTGCTGAAGAGGTGCGAGGCCAGCCGCGCCAGCAGCGCCTTGACTTCGGTCTGGACGATCTTCCGCGCCCCGGCATGGATGGCGATGCGCGTGCCCACCAGCTTGCCCGGCGGCTCGACCAGCCCCTTGCGTTCGAGCGAGGTGCCGTGGCTGTACATCGCCCCGCCCGTCCCCAGCACGAAGCCGAGCGACTGGATCTGTGACCGCGTCAGCGTCACCGCAAAGGCGCCACTGGTGGCATATTCGGCAAACCGCCCGTTCACGACCGCACCTCGACGAAGCGCGCGGCGCCCGACTCGGCGACCTCGACCCGGAACCTGACCGGCTCTGACCACACATAGCCTTCGATCTCGTGCTCGCCCGGCGGCAGCGGCGCGCACAAGCCGTCGCCGTTGACCAGTTCACTGATGCTCCCGGCAAGCGACCCGGGATCGTAGGGCAGCCAGAAATGCGTGGTGTCGGCATCAAAGACCACCGGGCACGACCAGCTGCGGTCGGCGCGGACGACGAGCACGGCCGCGCCACGCGGCTCGTGCCAGACGAATTCGATCTCCTGCCCCGGCAGCATGTCGGCCACGCGCCACTTGGGCGCAAGCTGATCCAGCCACTCGGCCGGGCACCATTTGCGTACTGTTTCTTCCATCGGCAGCCCCCATCAGGCAGGAACCGCGCGCCTTGAGCGCGCGGGTTGGGTTGTGGCAGTCGGGAGTCCCGGCGAGTCGGCGCGCCTCTTCAGCGCCGACCGCCCACTCCAACTACGCCGCGTAAAACACCGGCGTGCCGGTCGCGCTGGCGATGTCCTCGCCCACCCCCATGAAGGCCTCGCGCTCGATGGCATCCATGGCCGGCACGTGCAGGCCGAGGAACAGCTTGCCCCCGTCCAGCCAGTAGCGGAGCTTGGTATCGAGCTGCTGCGCCAGCCCACCCTGGAAGATCGAGACCACCAGCTGCACCCGGTCGGGCAGCGTGTAGCGGCCCTCGCGAATGGTCTCGCCGTCCTGCTCGTCGAGCGCGAACTGGATGTTGCCGTTGCGATCGTTGCGCGCCGACTTGAACTTGGTCACCCGGTCGATCTCGACCGCGTTCAGCGCGTCATAGAGATCGCCGAACGCCGGCAGCGCGATCGTCTGCACGAGGTTCTCGCAGAACTCGACGAACTGCTTTTGCGGCAGGAAGCCGCCCATCAGCACCGGCCGCCACTTCTCGTATTCCGGGCTCCAGGGCAGGTTGAGCTGCACCACGTGCTGGCAGCGCCCGGCCACCGCGGCGTCGCGTTCGCCCTCGCGGGCCCGGCCGTGATAGTCGAGCACGGCGACGAAGTGCGGCGGCCGGGCCGCGATACGCTTCTCGCGATCCTCCTCGATGGCGGCAAAGGCCCGCACGATGGCGGTCGAACTCTTGAACGCGCTGACATAGGCCTTGAACGAGTCCGGCATCACCAGCACTTCGGTCTGGGTCACGAAATCGGGCAGCACCGGGTTGATGGCGGGGAGATCGTGCGCCGTCATCCCCTCTGGGATGAAAACGCGCTTGCCGCCATCAGCCAGGTCGTAGATCGACGACACGGTGCGCCGCACCACCTCCTCGATTGCCACCTCGATGTCGCCGCGAACCTCCGGATGCTTGTCGTCCGACGGGTGACTTTTCTCGTTGTATCGGGTCATCTGGGCCTCCAGGCCTGAGTTGTCATGCGGGGCAGTCGGGGCTCCCCGGCGAGTCAGGGCGCCCCTTCAGCCCCGACCGCCCATTTTTTGCCAGTCAGCGCGCCCCTTCAGCGCTGACCGCCCACCTAAAAATCAGTCGTCGCCTTCAGCCTGGTGCAGGTGCGTCAGGCCGTTGCTGCGGTCGGCCGCCACCACGACGCCAAAGTCGGGCTGGCGCGGGTCGCGGTCGTCGAGCGTGCCGGTGTCTTCGTTGAAGAAGGCCCGCGTCTTGCTGCGCTTGGGCTTGGGGATCTTGACTGTGAGCTCGGGCGTGATCTCGTAGCTGCCCGGCGCATCGCACTTGATCTTAAGTTTGAGCGTGATCTCGCCGCTGCCGTCGCCATGGTTGGTTTCGATGTGCTCGACGATGGTGTTGACCCCCGTCTGCAGGTCGGCGGCCAGCTGGCCCCGGTCCATGCGGCGAAACAGCGACAGAATGGTCTGCTGGGCCATCTCAATGCCCCCCCACCGCGGCCATGCCGCGGTTCCACCAGGCCTCGGTCACCGCCGTATCGGCGTCACGGCCGGCCGCATGCGAATAGGTCATCGCCCGCAGCGCGGTCCCCGACGAGGGCCGCGAGCGCTGCGGCGGCCTTTCGTCTTCGGCGATGCGGTCGAGATAGCCCTCCAGCCGCTCGGCCCGGAGAGTCGCGACCATCAGCTCGTCACGCAGCCGCGCGGTCTCGCCCGCATGGCGCATCGACGCTCGGCGCTCCGCGTTGAGCCGCTCGGCGGCTTCGGCGCGTTCAGCGGCATGCTGCTTTTCCAGGGCGCGCAGTTCCGCCTCGAGCCCGGCAATCGTCTTCTCGGCCATCACGGCCCCCTTTCTCTGGGAGCCACGGCCCCCGGTTGCGATGCGAGGAATGCAGCGGGGAACGGCGGCATGCCGTCATGGGTCACGCCATCGAGCAGGCGTCCGGCGAGTGCCCTGGAGAGATGCGCGAGATGCTCGCCTGGTCCGCCGCGCGCCGCGGCCTCGCCCGGCCCGACACTGCCGTCCGGCCACGCCACCCGCGTGTCACCCGAGGCTTCCGTCGACCGGAAGCCAGTCGGCGCCCAGCTGCCCCACTGCTTGAAAAAGAACGGTACACAGGCACTGGCGCACTGGGCGCGCAGCGCGTTGGCCCAGTCCGGATGCATCGGTCGCGCACCCGACCCGCTTTCGCCGCCGACGACGACCCAGTCGAGCTTAGGCATGCCGTCGATATCGCCATCTGACCACGGATCGAACCGCTTGCCATTGATGGCGCTTTCCCAGGTGTCGAGGCTTCCGCCGCCCATCGTTTCGAAGTGCTCATGGATCCTGTTGAGGTCCACCGGCCCCAGCAGCGGCTCCGCCGAAATCCAGCGTACCGCCGCCGGCGTCGCCAGCAGCTGCGGGATGCGCTCGTCGGCACGCGTCTGGTCCTCCACCGAGGTGCCCAGCCACACATTGGCCAGCGGCCAGGCGCCCAGCGACACGACCTGCCACCCCTTGGGCACGGTGGTCGGCACCACGCCCGGCACGGTCAGCAGCACCGGCACCTCGTCCAGCACCGCCATGTCCATGACGATGTCGTAGACGCGCGCCACCGTCGGCGGATCGCCGAGATAGGCCAGCGCCCGCTCGGGCCGCTTGGTCAGCACCTGGAACACGTGCTGCGGGCAAAGCGCCATCACCGCAAAGATCTGGTCGAGCCAGGCCGTCTCGACCTTGTCGTGAAACAGGTCGCCATGCGCCGCCACAAAGATCATCCGGCCGCGCCGGTGCTGCAGCGGCTGGCTCAGCCATTGCGCGTTGAACCGCACCTCGCCCGTCCACACCGGGCCCGCCTTCGAAGCCTGCGTCAGCCCCACCCGCGAGGGATGGTTGCGCAGCCGCCCGCCCGCCAGCCGCATGGCATAGCAATTGGTGCAACCGGGCGAGACGATGTCGCAACCGGTCACGATCTGCCAGGTGTCGTCCGTCCACTCGATCTTCGAGTTGAGCATCACGCGCTCCCCTGCACGGCCGGGAAGTCCGGCGCCAGCAGCTTGGCGGCGCGCTCGCTCTGCACCTGCGCCACGGCCCGGTCAAAACTCTCCGGGCTCAGCGCGCCGATGGCGATGGCCACGTCGTTTTCGTCCACCAGCACCACATGCACCGCCTCGCAGCCGGGGCAGATGTAAAAGAACATCGACACGCCCTCGGGCGTATCCTCGGGAACCAGCACCCGGGTCACGACGGCACCCCGCCAGCCGCATGGGTCAGCCGGCGCATGCCGTTGAAGCCACCCGCCGCAGCCTTGCGGACGGCAGGGATGACCGCATAGGAGCGCTTGGTGTGGAACTCGCAATAGGGCTTGCCCTCGAGACTCTCCCCACCGCAGAAGTAGAAGTCCGGCGACAACGGGTCGCCGATCGGCCACTTGCAGGTGTGCTCGGTCAGCTGCACCAGCCGCAGCCGCCGGTCGAGCGGCACGAAGGCTTCCTCGAACTTGGGCAGCGGCAAAGCGTCGTCCATCGCCATGTCGGGACCTTCACCAACCCGCAGCGCCCCTTCAGCGCCGGCCGCCAGACCAGACACGCCCCTGCCCCACCGCAGGTCGCGCGCCATACCCTCCACGGGCGATTTCGGCCGCAGCGCCGCCTGCCGGGCCCGGTTCGCCTTGTCGGTCACCGAGCCGCTCTTGTCGGCCGCGGCGCGGCGGGGCTGGACGGCGGCAGGACTGCGCTTCAGCTTGACCGGCGTCAGCTTCAGCCGGTGAGTCTTGCCGATGACGGCATTGCGGGTGCAGCCACCGCCGAGAATCCCCGCGATCGTGCTGGCGCTGTGCCCTTCGGCATGCAGCCGCTTCAGCTCTTGGACGCGGGCGTCGGTCCAGTCGATAACGGGAGTGCTCATGTCAGAATCTCCGCAGTGAGACGTGCCCTCGGGCAGGTCGGCAATCTGCCGCCAGCTGATCGTACCGGTGGTAGTCAGCCCGCCGGCGGCGCCCCTGGACTGCTCCACGCCCCCCCCGTCCGGCGCCGGCAGCACGACCAGGGCGGTGCCGGTCTCGGCGCGGTTCCCGGCGCCGTCACCGCGCAGCTGCCCCAGCCGCTGCCCCAGACCCATCGGCGGCACCGTGCCGCTGACCAGCAGCGCCAGCACTTCGTCCGCCGGCAGCTGCTTGGCCTCGGCAAGCATTTCCACGGTCTGCGCAAAAATCCGCCGGATCGACTCGACCTTTTCGGGCGTCCATATCCCGGCCTCGCCGAGCCCCTCGCGGGCCAGCCGCGCCGCCTCGGTGGCAATGACCTGGCGCACCGTTGCCGGAGACGTCGCCGCCAGCCGCGCGATATCGGCAACGCTGGCACCCTTGGCGTGCTCGCCGAGAATGCAGGCGGTCTTGCTCGGATAGCCGGCGACGGGCTTAGCCACGGGCATTGGCGCCCCCTCGCGAGTCGCGAGCCTCTTCGCCAGACGACCGCGCACCAGGAGTCTTCCCGCGCCGGCGGTTGGACTCGGCGACGGCCGCCCGCTGGTTCTCGGCACTGGAGAGATCGAGCCGCGCCGCCCGCTTCTTCACCGCATTGCGGCTGAGGCCTGTGCGCCGCGCCAGCTCCGCCACCCCGACCTGCGGCTCTGCCGCATAGCCGGCGGAAATGATGGCGTTGATCTGGTCGTTGCTGAGGGCGGGGGAGAGCGCAACGTCAGCACCCTCCCCCTCTGAGGCGGGTTGATCGCGATCGGCAGGCGTCCCGGTCCCTGTCCCGGCAAGGGAAGCTTCGGCCTGCCGACCTGCCTCCGGGGATGACTCATCGCTTTCGTCGGTACCCTCTGGCGTATCTCGCAGTGAAAATGTCAGGCCCCAGGCATCGGCCTTGGATTCGAGCCAGCGGCGGCCGGCGCGCAATGGGGCGACAAGGGCCGGGGCGCTCATCCGCCGGCAGAACTCCTCGTCAAGGGCCTCGAATGCGGCCACCATCGCCGCAGCATGACTGTCGCGCTCCGCGCTGTGCCGATAGCTCACCGAACCAGCGTCAACGCTGACGCTGAATGCGAAGAGGTGTCGGTCACGCTGCTTCACCATGAGCGTCGCATCGACCTTGTTGCGCATGCCGCCGACGCGCATGCCATGCCCGAGGCTGTCGGGAGGCAACCGGACCTCCCCGCCGCCGCCTACATCAGTACCCCCGGTGGCACCGGAGCCTTCGGCGGCGGCAGGGAAAGTGCTCGGGGAGGGTGAGGCGGCACCCTCCCCTGCATCGGCAGCCGGGAGGGAAGTGCCGGCCTCCGATGCTTCCGCCGGGTCGGACGGAATCGACTTCGGGGTATTCGTGTGCAGTTGCAGCAGCGCCTCGCCGAGTGCCTGCTCGTCGTCGGCGGGGCGCAGTACCGGGTGCGCAGTGAAGCGCTGCACATCGTCGGGCTTTGTCCGCGCGATGCGGCGGCCGGGCGGGATCCACATTGGCGGCCGCGGCGCCGCGCCCTTGATCCAGATCAGCCAGCAATAGGCCGTGGCGGTCGAACCCTCCGGATCCCAGCGACCCTTGCAAAGGTTCACCCGCTCCGAGAAATAGGCGCAGAGCGTCGGCGGATTGTCGCGGAACAGCCGCTCGTAGCGCTCCACGCCCTCCACCGCCCACTGGCTGCGCACGAACATGGCGACGCCGGTACCGGCCGTGGCGATGGCGCGCAGCACAAAGTCGAGCGCCGGCTCGAACGGCGGATTGCTGACCAGCCAGTCGTAGCCGCTGAGCGGCTCGTCGAGGAGGAAATTGAGCGGGCGCAGCCACGCCGGCACCGAGCGCCCCTCGGCGCCATAGTCGAAAATGTCGGTACCGCAGACCAGTCCGCCATATTCCCAGAGCACGCCGGTCATGTGGCCTTCGCCGCAGGCAGGCTCCCAGACGCTGTGGCGGGCAAGGTCGACACCGAGTGCCGGCAGCACGTCCTCCACCAGGGCGCGGGTAGCCCAGGGCGGGGTCGGAAAGAAATCGAGGCTGTCCGAGGGCTCGGCACGGCTTGCCATGATCGAGCGCGCGCCCGACACCGCGCCGGCCTCGACCAGCCGCCGTTGCTCGTCTGCAGGCAGCCGGGCGATCTGTTCGGCGGCGCTGATGGCCATGTCGCCGCGCTTTGCCGCCTCGACCAGTTCGGGCACGCCGGTCTCGAACACCTGCACGCCGCGCCGCACCTGCCGCTCCGGCACGCCCAGCCGCTTGGCGCTCTCGGCCTGGCTGAGCCCGCGATGTGGCGAGGGCTTCACGTGTGACGAATCCGGCCAATTGGCCGGGTTGTTGGCCCCCGCGAGTCGGCGCGCCCCTTCAGCGCCGGCCGCCACGTTCAAATCAGCCTTCCATTCCGAAGGCCGCCCCGGCTTCAGCGTCGAGATCTCGGCTGCGATCATCACCCGCTGCCGGTCGGTCAGGTGCCGGTGATGGAGGTTCCGGTCGATCACCCAGGCCAGCGGGTCGCCGTGCCGCGCCTCGTCGTAGCGCTCGGCAAAGCCCGCCGCGATCAGCTCTTCCACATCCCAGTCGATATCGATGAGCCCGACCAGCGTGCCGGCGCGGTAGCGGTTGCGCCCGTCGAGAATGGCGTCCACCCCGTCGTCGGGATAGATCACGATCTTTTCCCGGATGACGCCACGCTCCCGGATGGCCGCGGAGAACTCCTCGAAGGGAGCATCCTCGATCATCGGGAACAGGTTGGCGTATCGGTGGAACTCGATCATCGACGGGCGCCGCGTCAGCGTTTCGGCGCCGGCTGGTCGAAGCCGGGCGTTTCGTCGTTGAACAGCACGATCGCTGGAACCTTGGGGTCGACCACCAGCCGCTGGAAGTCGAACCAATGGCCCTCGCCGTACCCCCCATCCTTGCCGACCTTGGGCATCAGCAACGCCTGGTTGCAGCCCGAAAGGTAGTAGCAGACGCCCGTCACCACGCCCTTGAAGCCCGTAATCACGTCCGTCGCGGTCATGCCCAGCGCAATGCCGGTACCGGGCCTGGCGGTGACCGCCTTTTCGCAGCGGGCTTCCTGGCCGCCGCCCGCTTCTCCGCAGGTTTCGTAAATCCCGGCCTTGGCTGTGCCGGTTGCCTTGGTCAACATGGTGATGTCTCCATCGGCCCGAGGGAATTCGCGCCGGGCCGTTCGCGCGGAACACTGGCTGCTGCGGGAATGACAGACGTCCATCACGCCGCCAGCCGTTTCTTGTTGGTCCAGAAGCGCGGGTTTTCGCGCTTGTCCTCGGCCGCCAGTTCGTCCTCGAACTGCGCCAGCCAGCCGCGCAGCACCGGCAGGTCCTGCGGCAGGAAGTCGGGGCGGAAGGCGCGGATCAGCGTCAGCGCCAGGGCTTCCGCATCGGCGAGGCCGGCGCCGTCGAGCACGCGCAGCGCCTTGAGCAGCGCCGCGGCGGCCTCGCGATCAAAGCTCTGCGTCGCCGCACCGAATTCGACATGGAGGAAATATGCAGCCCCCGGCGCCAGCGCGATGGTGGCGCGCACGTCGCGGCTGTCGGTAGCGCGGACGGCCGTCATGGCACCTGCTCCTGCCAGAGCCGGTCCACCCATTGCAGCGCCCGCACCGCTTCGCGCAGCTTGGCATGCACCAGGCGCCGCTCGGCCGGCGTCTTCTCGCCGTCGGCCAGCGCCTTCCAGGCTTCCGCCAGCGCCTCGGTCGAAGCCCGGGCCCCCGCCAGCAGCGCCGCCTCGTCCGAGCTCGGCATGTGCTCGGCTTCGACCCGCACCAGCTCATAGCCGGCGATCTCGGCCAGCCGCCGGGTGACGAAGGGTTCCGACGCGTTCGCCTCGAGGTCGGCCACCACGTCGATCGGCATGAACGTCTCGGCGCAGTCGGGATTGTCCGACACGTAGCGCGACAGGTGCCCCTGCCCCACCCGCGTGTGCCGGGCGGCGCGCCGCTGGTTGTCGAGCGCTTCGATCAGATCCGTGCTCGCCAGCCGCAGCCCGCGATAGTCCCGCGCCGGCAGCTCGCGCGCCAGCCGCGCCGGGGAGTCAGCGGCGGGCTCCTGACGCGATGATTTGTCGGGCTTGGTCATGCCAGTGTCCCCGCCATGGCAACGGGGGCGACGATGGCTGCAAGCAAAGACAGGGCGGATGACGCCACGGCCGAAGCCGCAATCGTCACCCGCCCCGAGTGGGTTCGACGCGGCCCGGCGGCAAATCCGGGCGGGGAGGAATGGTCGAACCGGGAGGAACGTTGGGAGGTCACAGCGCCCCCCCGAGAATGTGAAACAATACCCCCGCGACGATCGCCGCCGGATAGCCGAGGACCACGGCCCAGTCGACAAAACTCCAGCGATAGGTCGGCAGCGGCGCCGGCCGCCAGCCCACATCGGGCCGCAGCGCATGCCGCACCGCATCGTGCCCCAGCTGCGCCACCTGCTCCGGGTTCCGCATCATTCTGCGGCCTCCGGCGCTTCTGCCTCGGCGCGCGGACCCGAGCGGCCCTGAATCGGTGGCGGCGTCTCCATGTAGGTGCTGAGCCGCTCGAACACCGACACCGTCACGTCCTTGCCGGCCCGCAGCCTCGACACCAGCTTGCCGTCATTGACGGCGAGCCGGCCCAGCGTGCTTTCGGCAATGCCGTGCTCGGTGCAATAGGCCTCGACTCTTTGCAGCAATGCCGCGGTGCTTTCCATGCCGCACAACCTGATGGGCAGTTGCCCAATTGTCAATGCCCCATTGACCGATGGGCATTTGCCCATTACATTGCTCCCAGCTTCACCACTGGGGGTTCCAATGTCCGGCACGACACTCCGCCCGCTGCGCGAACTGCGCTTCGTTCCCGCTCATCCCGACAGCCCGGCCGAGGCCATGGCCTGCGCCCTGGTCAATTCCGGCGCCATACACGGCTGCGACTATACCGCCGTCCTCGCCGCCCAGGGCTTTGAGCGCGCCGAAATCACCCGCCACATCGGCGAGGCTACCACCCTGGCCTACCGCGCCATTTCCCCGGTCCACCGGCCGGGCTCGCCCCGCATCCAGCCCGCCGCCATGCCGGTGCCGCCGCTCGTCGCTGCGCTCCGCATCGCCCTCGAGGCGCATCCGGAGTTCGCATCGTGAGCCCGGCGCCCGTCATGCATCGCCAGCCCGGCGCGG